ATGCAAGGAACATATCGTAGAGGTAGATAATGGATATAGGTGCAATTAAAGCTAGAATAGCAGAATTGGAACAACGCAAAGCAGAAAGAAATGCTATGCGTGGTTATCGTGATTTATCATACCTTGACTATATAGCACAGGGTGATAGAAGTGGATTTGATAGAATTGAAGCTGACGAAGTTGCTTATAGAAATATGTTAGCACAACAGAAGTTTCAAGAACAACAAAGAGCATTAGATAGAGAACTTTCAAGAGAACTTGCTGATAAAGCAAATAGTACAAATCGTAGTAATGATGATTTAACACAGAAAGAATACGAATTTGCTTTAATTGAACACGATGCAGCTAAAGAGAAGATGGATAAAGATGACCCAGATTCTATTGCTAACTTTAAGAGAACTGCAAATAAAGTAAATTATTGGGGTAAACATTTACCTGCTGAAATGAACTTTGAACCAATAGTAATACCTGAAGAATTTGAAGATTCTAAATCTGTTCGTATTAATAAGAAAGTTAAGACTGCAAAGAATTTAATGGCTCGTCAAGGTAAGAACTGGAGAGATGAAGATGTTGCTTCAGTAGAAGCATTAATCACAGATCCAGAGTTACCAGATGAACTTGTAGTTCAATTAAGTTCAGAATTAGCAAATAAAGGTGCTGGTGCTGAAACTAAAGATAGAGAAACTAAAGCAAAGAAACAAAGATTGTTAAACAAATATAATAGTATGACTCCAGCTCAACAGAGAAACTGGAAACGAAACAATCCAAATACAGCTAAATTTATAGGAGTATAATATGGCAGATAAGAAAGATAATAAAGAGAAATACTTATCTTTGCTTGATGCTGCTTACGATGCTGCTTCCACTAAATCTGGTTCGGCTCTTTCACAGGAAGAAATAGAACAGTTACAAGAACAGTTGATTGATACTGATGCTGATAAAGTTCCACAATTTCTTTCTTTATATAAAGATAAACTATCTCAAGTTCCTGAAATAGCTTCATTACCAGAGTTTATTTCTATAACAGAGAATCCAAAGGTTGTAGAGAAAGACTATGGTTTCACAGAAGGTGAAGATTTCTATAAGATGGAAGGACCAAAGTCTTGGATGAATAAATCTCCAGTACAACTTGAAGCAAACGCAAAGAAATATGGAATGGAACTTGGCGAATACTTAAATTTGGTTGCTAAACTTGCTACTGAGAAAGAGAAAGAACGTCAATGGAAAGATAATGCTTCAGCTATCACAGTTAAAGAAGTTCCTTATGTTGGTGAAGTAAATGTTCCAGGTTTGACAAATATAATGTTGCCAACTTCTTTCAATAAAGCTGCAATGGGTAAAGATGTTACTAAAGGTGACATTGCTTATGACGTTGGAACTGATATAGTAGAAGGTGGACTTGCTACAGCTCCTTATGGAGGTCCAATTTGGGCAGCATTGACTGGTAATGTAGCCCGTCAGGGTAAACAAATCCATGATGAAACACAAGATGAATTTCATCCATTAGAATTGGGTGCTGCCGGTGCTATGGGTGCTTTCGGTACACCAATAGTATTTAAATCTGCTGGTGATGCTTTAAAGAGAATTCCTGGAACACAGGGTATTAAATCTTGGAGACGTTTCACTAAAGGTGTAGAAGATATTGGTGAACAAGACCCAAATATACTATTAGCAAATAAGAAGAAAGAACTTGAGAAACAAACTGCATTATATAGAGCTGTAACAGCAAATGAAGTAAAGAAAGCTGCTAATGCTCAAACAGACCTTGCTAAATTTATGGGTATAGATGTTGGTGATTATGTTCCCTATAACCCAACACCAGTAGAAGCTAATCTATACGGAACTGGTTCAAAGCTTTGGCGAAATGTTAAGAATGGTGAAATCTTAACTGAACAAGAGTATAATAATGCTATTAACTTCTTGAAAGAAGCTAATCGTGGACCAGATTATGTTCCAACACCAAAGAATGTATTAGCAAACCAATATAGACGTGCTGAACAAATTAAGAATATGCCTTATGGTGACATTCTAGTTAATGCTTGGTCTGAACCAAAGCTTTCAAGAATGTTGCGTGAAGGTGGTAGAGTAGCAGGTGGACAAGTTGGTGGTAGAGCTGGTATATCTATATCAGATAATGATAAGAAACTTATTGCTAATAAGATTATAAATTCTGCCGATTGGGGTAGATATATTACTGGTTTGCCACACAATTTAACTGATGAAGAAATCTATATCGCTACAATGTATGGAGATAAGTAAATGAGAAGCTTTGACACATGGAATCGTTATCTTGATAACAATGGTAATCCTTTGCATGGCTGTGTTCAGTTTATGGTAAAGGATGGAACAACAGTTGCTCCAATTTATGATAGTGATGGAACTGCTCTTGATAATCCACAGTTAACTGACATTTATGGTAGAACACAACATCAAGTCTTTATTGACGAAGACTGTGTTGCTTATTTCTATAAGTATATTGGTAATGGTATTTGGTCTGCTCAAGAAGGTATTAACACATCTGACCAAACTAAATGGACACTACAGTATACGATTGAGAACCAGAACTCTATTTCAAGAAATATATCTAGTACTGGAACATACAGTGTTCCAACTATTAACGATTTAAGATTGCTAGATGTAGAAGATGTGCCAGAAATAAATGGTATTAAGGTCATTACTCTATTGGGTTATAATAAACTTGGTGATAAAGAACCAATTAACTATTATTGGGACCCTGAATCAACTGATGCAGATAATGAAGGTTCAATTATTAAGTATGAATATGAAATCACTGGTAGATGGATAATGGTTCAACCAACTCATCACTGTGATTCAAGACACTTTGGTATCTTCCCAAGTAATTCCTATAATACAACTGAACAGACATATAGATTATCTAATTTATTTGAATACTGTAATTCCAAGGGTATTAGTCCATTCTTGGATACAGTTGGTGATTATATTTGGTACAGATATAGAAATCTTACTGTAGCTTCTAATAATCCAATTATTGTTTCTAAGGGTATACAGTTCTATGATGAAACTGACTCTACAATAACTGGTGAATGGCAGGGTAATCCACACTTTGTACAGAGAAATACTAATCTTATCGCAAAGAATGTTAAGACAAGTTGGGATGCTAAATCTTATACTGGTTACGAGAATGTAATAATAGACAAGTATACAGACCAGAAGAACTGGCAAGGTGCCCATATTGACACAAGAATGCTTATCTATGGATTTAACTTTGATAATTGTACCTTTGAAGAGAATGGAAACATTGGTTCCGACAATAACAACAGTATTAACAACACCTTCAATAACTGTAAATTAACAGAAAGAATGTTCGTAACATCCGGTGATTATACAGTTTCATTAGCTGGTTTGTGTACAAATTGCCAAATTGATATGGATGACTTCCGCAATAATATGTGGTTGTATAAGATGATTCGTCAAACTATGGATGGTAATGCTTTCTTTGATTTCAGGGATATGCCCAATGTTGGTAAACCAATTAACAACTGGTCTGCAAACAAGATTACATCTAATGTAATTTCTATTGCTAATTTGAAGAACATTATACAAGGTACAAGATACCCATTGGATAACTTGGGTGGTCAAGTTATTTCCTATATTATGGAAGATTGTACTGGTTATTATCAAGTTCCAGCTAATACTTCATTAACATTAAATAATTGTAATGTTAAGTTAAGATTAGCAGCTGGTGTAAATTTGTTTGTAACAAATGGTACAGTTGAAATTGATGATTATAATTATGCTGGCTCATTGGGTACAGTTTCATTGAATAGCACTACTATTACTGCTCCAACAACAATTAAGTATAAATGTGTAAATCTTTCTTCAAGAGATTCTACAATTAACATGAAGTTTGATGTTACAAGTAATGGTGCTTATTATAATACAGTTATCGCACAAGACCAAGAATGTGCTTATGCAGATGTTAAAGATTGTAATGTTGGTGCTAATTTCATACTTTATGGTATAACTGGTGACGATATACAAATCCCAGTTTATAATGAAATGAAACAACAAACTGGAACATTACATACAACTCGTTATGTAAATGGTACATTTAAGGATAACTATGTATCTGGACAACTTATATTCGGTGCTCCAGGCACAAACGAACACTATGCTTCAAACTGGCTTGCTAGAGGTTTGGCTATAACTAACAACTATGGTTTATCCCCTTCTCCCGTAGCAATTAATCGTGGTACTTCCACTCACTATGAACAGTACAATGTTTATACTTATAAAGATAATAAGGGTACATTCCCTGGACACCACAGTATGACATTGAATTTAGTTGAAGGTAGGTATCAGACTATTGGTACAGATACTGGTGACTTACAGTTATGTTATGTTGGTAAGATTGACAACTGGGTTGAGCCACACACAGGTAATACTGGACACACAGATCCAAACATTTATATGACAGAATTCACTATGTTCACTATTGGTACTATTGGTGTAAGACTTAAAGCTCAAACTTATATGGGTAGTACATTTATTCCACCTGCTCCTGAAACTGCAGCTCAACACAGAGAACAACGTCCAGTATTGGGTACAACAACTGTATTAGACACAGTTGAAAGAACTCGTCAAGAACATATAGCACAAGCAGAAACTGGAACACCTTGGCCAAAGAGTCTATATTGGATTGGTGGAACTACAGGAATGACTTGGAGAATCACTAAATGGATGGGTTTCATGACTATGCTTGGATTGTATGGTGGTTCATCATTCAAGTATCAAGGACCATTTGATATGGACTTTGAACCAATCTCAGCATGGCCTGATTCATATTACTTATCCTAATTATTGACAAAGAGGTTGCTAATGGACGCAATAATAGACCAATGTAGAGAATTTCTAAATAAATCTGATGCTCGTTATTCAAGAACAATTATCAGAGCAGTTAATGATTTGAAACGATATTCAGGTGATTTCTGGAATACTGAATACATGAAAGAGTATAACAGAAAGAACAGAGTTAATTTATCATTAAATAACTGGAATCCAATGGTAAATGCTATATCTTCACCGATTAGCAATTCACCTTGGCATGTTGAATTAACTGACAAGAGAAACGAGCTTGAATTTGTACAAGAGAATATAGATAATTTGGAAGATGATACAGATACTAAATCTGCTATGATTGATGCTTTCCGTAAAGCAGTCTTAACAGGTTATGGTTATCTTGTGGTTACAACTGTAGAAGATGAATTAACTATGGAACCTAAAGTGGTAATTGAAACTGCCACTCATATTGACAGTATTGCTGTTGACCCAAACTGTGTAAATGTTGATTGTAGTGATGCTGAAGAAGGTGCTGTAATTAACTATATTTCTACTCGTAAAGCAAAGAGATTATATGGTGAAGATGTTGTACCAATGAATTATCCACAAACAACTTGCTATATAGATTTCACTCCATATAAACAATGGAAACTCCCAGCAGATTCTGTTGCAGTTATTTCTTATTATACAAAGAATGACAATGGCTTTGTTGATTTCTATAAGATTGTTGGTGATAAGATTGTACAACAAGCTGAATTACCAATTAAATACATTCCTATCATTAGATTATCTGGTAATGAAATCTATGAAGATAACCAGATCAATTATAATGGTATTGTACAACAAACATTAACACTTGAACTTGGTGCTAATATTGCTTATTCTACATTGATTGAAAGATGTGGTAGAAGTCCTAAAGCAAACTATATGGTTAATATAGATGCTATTGATGGACTAGAGAAAGAACTTGCCGCAGTTAACCAAGATGATACTGTAGCTGTATTATGGAAAGGTGAACATCAACCTGTACCATTAACTGAATCATTTGAAACTGGTGATTTACAGAATACAATCAGTACATGTAGAACATTGATGGAAGATACATTGGGTATTCCATTAGCTGGTATTGTTGACCAGAGAGAAAGAACTGCAACTGAAATTCTTCGTCAAGAAACATCTAAAGAATCTAATACAGCTAACTATTATAATAATGCTTATAAAGCCATGAGAACTGTTGGTAGAATTGTAATTGAAATGTTAACTGGTGGTCAAGACCTTAAATTCTCATTGGAGAATGGTCCTTCTGTAATTACTAGAGAAATGAAGATTCGTCAAGAACTTTCTGCTCTCGGTACAATTATGCCAGATACAATGAAACCAATTATTGCTAAGTACTTTGCTGATACATTGAAGAATGATTTGGGTGATGAATTGAGTCGCAACATTGTTGCTAATTTACCACCAGATGTAAACTTTGTTTCCGAAATGCAAGACCCAACGGCAGTCCATCAAATGAAACAATTACAGTCTCAATTTGATGAAGTTATTGGTGAACTTGAATTAACCAAACAAGAGAACAAACAGCTTCGTGAACAGTTAACTATGAGCCAAATCAATATCATGAATAATCGTGAACAGAGAGAACTTGATTGGCAGAAATTCACAGTTTCCGAACAAGATAAGATGCTCTTGGAAGGTGCTAAACTTGATGCTCAAGCTGCTAAAGATGGCGACAATGCTAACTTGAAACAGCAAGAAATTAATCTTAAAGCAGCAGAACAGAATATTGAACAAGCTGAAAGAGAAACTGATGCTAAACTAGAAGGTTATCAAGATGCTTTAAGTGATATGGGGATGTAATATGGAACCATATAATCCAAATAAATCATTTATTCAGTTTAGATTGAATCCTGATGCAATCAAGGAAGAACTTATCTCCTTTGTACCATATAATAGAACTTTGAGACATATTTACAACAATCCAGAAGGAGATATAAGAGAAACTGCAAAGGTTGCTTTGAGTGAAACACCAGTTATAGGCTCATTACTAGCGGGTGAACCAACTGATGCAGTTAAAGAAGCTGTACTAGTAGGTTTCCCTATTGGTACCCCTGTGAATGGTCGTAGAACTAGGGTATACGATTCTCAAAGAAAGTTTGTTAATGATAATCCAAATAAACGATTTGTAGATATTAACGGACAATTATATCTTAAAGAAGCTAATGGTGATATAATATCACAGTATTACCATAAAGCAAGACCTATAGGTAAACAAATTCCAATAGGAAATAATAATAAAGCATTGAAATATATTGATGATTCAGAAACTTATATGAATTCACATCCAAATGTATATCAAGAAATTATTGAAGATTTAGGATATCGTGATGAATTACCAATTAGTAAAGATTATCGTAAACTTATAAAGATGAAGATAGATGGTGTACCATATAATGAGTTGAAAGAAGCTGAGGAATTATTTAATATTAAATATGGGCTTGATGATAATTATGTACCATTAAAGGATGTTAGAACTTGGACAGATGATGTACAGAACACGGCAAATAGTTATCAAAGAGAACTTGATAAAGATTTCTATGAGAATGTAAACCCAAAGAAACCTTGGAAATAAGGATTAATTATGTTATTTAACATTCTAACAGGTGCTGGATTATCTAACAATGTTCTAAAGAGTGGCGATAGACAAGCCACCTTTAGGCAGACTCCTGCAGAACACGAAGAACTGTTGGATGAGAGAAATCTTCCAGGTTATCGTGAAGCTATGTTGTTAGAAGGTCCAGCTAGATTAATGGCTATTCAGCAACTTAGAGCACAAGCTGCTTTAAGAGAAGCAGAATATCCAAAGTATTGGGATGACCAATACCCTCGTAGAAATATATCTCAGTCTTCTAGCTGGGTTGGTGATATAGATTATGACCCATATAGTAATGCTATGCAAGTACAACTTGGTAATAAGATATATTCATATTATAAGACACCAGATCAAGTGGCAGAAATTCTAAATAGTCCAAGTATAGGAGAGAAATTCAATGGCAGATAATATTAAACCATATGACCCAAATAAAGGGTTTATTTCATTCAGATTAAATCCTGATGCTATTAAAGAAGAAGCATTGAATTTAATTCCTTATCCATTTGGCACTATTGCCAGAGAAATGTATTATAATCCTGATGGAAGTGCTATTGAGACTGCTAAACAAGTAGGTAGAGAATTTCCAGTATTAGGGTCTCTATTGAGTGGTGAACCAGTTAATGCTTTGAAAGAAGCTATATTGCTTGGTGTTCCAGTAGGTCCAAAGTATAAACAAAGAATAAATGATTTGGCTAATAAAGGATATGAATTTAGAATTTCTAAAGACCATACTTTAGGTAATGCACCAACGCAAACAACTGGTGAAATTTATGCTTATAAGAGAAATTCTAATGGTAAGATAACTAGCTCAAAGGTTATTAAACCTGCAGTAACTAATAGAAATAGGTTTGATACTGATAAACCAGAGTATAACGATTACTTTGAAATAAGACCAGAATCTCATTACTATGCTTGGTATCGTGATAAACAACATTATACAGATGTAAATGGGCAACAATTAAATAAACTAATTGATGAATCTAATGCTGCACATGATTTAGTTCCAAGATATGCAGATAAAGACCCATATATGGAATCAAATAAAGATATGGTTAATGTAACATATTCTTATGACCCTGTTAGATTGGGTGAATCACGCACAACTGTAAATGGACCTTTAGCTTATAAACTTAAAGAAATGAATATGATTGACAGAGTCATTAATAATATAGAAGAAGCAAATAAGCATAAGAAGCGTGGAGAGCAAGTAGTTCTACACAATGAAGACTGGCAGAATAGATTAAATAAACATCCACACAATTATTATCAACGCAAAGAAGAGCCACAGGTTCGTTTATATAGCCCAAGAAGTGGAACGTTAAGAAGGCCAGGAACTAATCAGAAATATTATATGCTTGAAGGTACTGCAGATGATTGGGTATATAACCCAGTTATTGACAGAAATTTGTTTGATAGAGATTTAAAGGCATTGAAAGCTGAAGTAAATGAAAGAAATATCTTAACTGACTTTGACCCATATAAAGTTGAAGTAGATTATGAATCGTTTAGAAATAGACCAACTTTCACAGATCCATACCCAGATATGAATTATTACTCTGAACTTGACAACGCTTCTAAGTCATATAGAGATGCATTAAATGGTCCTTTCCTAGAAGATTTATTGGGTTATCAAAGATTAGGACCTTAGTACTGCTCTAATTATTGAATGTATTATGGCAACGGTAGCCAGTACAATTTAACAAATACCGGTAAAGATAGGAAGTCACCCTGTATGAGTATGACAACAGAACAAGCTCAAGAAATTATCAATAAGAGCAAACAAACAGCTAATGAAACAGAAGTCCCATCAACAGAAGTTTCTAAATCACCAGAACCAACCGCCGATTCTCCTGAAGATAAAGCTGATACCAATGACAAAGCGGAGCCAACAACTGAAACGAAAGCTGAAGAAAGTGATGAGTCTAAAGCAAATAGTACAGAAGTTGAGAAGAAAGAAGAGCCAAATAAAGAAACTGCTACTAAACCTAGATTTCCCACAATGAGTAAGCGTGATTATGCTTTCATTCGTGAGAAAGATAAACGTAGACAACAGAAACAGAAATATGAGGCTCGTATTAAAGAACTTGAAGCCGAACTTGAACGAAAGAAAGGTTTGGATTATGAATACTTCAAGAATCAAGATGGAACACCAGATCCTAAATCGTATGTAAACTGGGAATTCAAGAAACGCGATATGCAGGATGAAATTAATGCATTACGTCAGCAGAATGAAAGAGAACAGCATGATTACGATATGGAAAGGGATAGAATTATCACTGAACGATGCTTCCAGGACCCCCAAGAATTGCAGGAATATAATCAAATGATTGCAGAGAAAGGGAAATACTTTGCTGAAGCAGTTCAAGAACGTGACCCAAATGGTGTAGTCTTCGGTTATCTTGAAACTCTAAATGATTATCCAATAGTCTTGAAAGAGTTGATGGATTTAGAGAAGAATCCAGGATTACTTGCTAGAGTATTTCGTAGTTCTGACCCAGAATCTCTAAAGAGAAACATTGCAGTAGTTGCAGATGAAATCTTGGAGAAACGATATAAACCAGTTCAACCAGTTCCACAAGTTCAACCTGAAACAACCAAACCTGCTCTTCCAGTCATTGGAAAGCAAATCACAAATAACACAACAACGGTTACACCAACTGTTAAAGATAGAAATTATTGGAACAGATGGTTAACCGAACATAATCATAAACATTAATGGAGAATATAAATTATGCCTACAAATAACGCATTTGTTACAAACGAGTTGACCGACCTTATTAACGTACGTGCTGCTGAAGCCGCTGGTTATTTAACAGTTGGTTCTAAATCTTACTTTGGTGACCAGTTGGTCGGTAAGAGAAATGGTGAAGAATATACTTTCGTTGTTAAAGACGCTGGTAAGTATGTTCGTGGTAAAGACATTACTGGTCAGTCTTCACAGTTAACAGAACGTTCTGTTAAGAAGAAGATTGAAGTTGGTAACGTCATGATTGATACTGACTTCGTAGAAGCTGTTACCGATGTAAACTGGGACAAAGAAATTGCTCAGCCAAATGGTAAAGCTCTTATTGAAGGTCTTGTTCAGGACGTAATTTCCGAAGACTTGGGTCGTGCTAATACCGCATTCGTTGGTGCTGGTTGGATGCCATTGACCAAGGCTAATGGTTTCTTGCGTTCTATCTCTACTGAAGACCGTTATGGCTTCATTGACCCAATGATTGAATCTATTCTTCCTGCCGGTGGTAAAGGTTTCACACCAGTTGATGCCGAACCTCTCTACAAGAAGGGTATGATTGGTAATGTTGGTGGAACTGACTATCGTGAACAGCAGTTCTTGCCATCTCTTGAAATCTCTGCTGAATTGGCTTCCGAACTTGCTTCTGCTACAGTTAAGACCTATACTCCAGGTGTAACTGCTGACACTATCGCTCTTAATGGTGTAACCGAAACAATCCCAGCTGGTACTCCACTCTTTATTGAAGATGTTATGGCTACAAACTTGGTTGGTAATAAGACCTCTAGTTATAAGGCTTTCATCGCTATTGAAGATGCTACCAATGGTTCTGTTAAAGTTCGTCCAGTTGATTTCGCTGGTCAGGGCACTAAAGAAGCTATCTTGAAAGATGGTTCTACTGTAGATGTTTCTGGTCTTGCTAATAAGAAACTTGTTAACCCAATTAAAGAAGGTCTTTATTACACTGGTATTATTCGTCT